ACTACGGAGAATAGATGCCAGACTTAGTACGCGGACCATATACGGAGCAGTTCCACCCGCCTTACAGGACGGGCATCGTTGCGCAGATCGAGTCTGTTCCGCCTTACCGAGTGCGCGTGCAGTTCCCCGACCAGGCGAATGTCCTGTCATGGTGGCTGCCGGTCCAGGTCCCGAAGACACAGAATGACAAGTTCTTTTGGCAACCGGACATCGGCGAGCAGGTTTCCGTCGTCATGGATGAGTGGGACGAAAACGGCATCGTGACCGGCAGTGTCCCGTCACAGGTAGACTCGGCACCATCGGGACTCACTCCTTCAGACTTCTACATTCAGTTTGCAGATGGCACGATAATCCAATACAACCGCGTCACGTCTACGTTGAAGGTGAGCATCTGCCCGGCTGGAACCGCAACAATTCAGACCGCCGATAACCTTTCGAGCGTGACAGTGGGGGACGATAGCGTCACCGTTGACTCTTCAGATGTAGGGCTGACGGCAGAGATTGGCGAGATTGACCTGACTGGAGAGGTCTACACTGACCAGAACCTACATGTTGGCTCTGGGGCAACCGGGACATTTAGCACGTCAACCGGGCAAACTGTGACAGTGCAAGATGGAATAATCATCGACATTGAGTGAGGTAAAAATGAATACAGCCTACTTCCAATCGACGATCACCGAACTCAATAAAGCTGCGACGTACATCAACAAGTACACCGCATATGTGAACAAACAGATCTCGAGCATCGAATCTCAACCGTTGCCGAACGGTACGCTGGCGATTCCAGGAGTCCTATCACCGTGCGGACAACTTGCTCTTTTGGCAGTACAGGTAACTGAGAAGTTTGCGAAAATATCATCGAAAACCACACAGAACATAAACAAGGCCACTTCTGACAATGCCAAAATGCAAGCCAACATCATGACAGAGATGCAGGTATTAGAGTCATTGATGATTGTTCCGACAGACCTTCCCTCCGTTCTAACGTGGATACAGAAAGTCATCAACGCTTACGCGGGTCCATATGCCGCATACACTGGGCAACAACTTCAAATTGCGGAGCAAGAGGCCCTTTTAGTTGCTGCCGTGACAAGGCTGACGACGGCTATCGCAAATGCTACGCTTACATTGACTGAGGCCGTTGCGAATGCTCAGTCTAAACTAGGATGTGTGATCTAGATGGCAACGACTTTCCCATATGCGACCCTCACCAACATCCAGTCGTCGAGCTGGGAACTGATGCTTGACTCGACGGCTGGAGGCTGTGCGGGATCAGGACTCGGAAAAGTTTGCCAATCCTACGCGGATGTTCATCAATGCCTCAAGATCATCTTTTCGACAATTCCTGGCGAAGATCCATTCCGTCCTACTTTCGGATGCGACCTGACGCAGTTCCTTGACCGCCCACTCACTGTTGCGATTCCGGCCATCATCGGTGCCATCTCCGCGGCTATTGCCGACTGGGAACCACGTATCACCCTTGAGAGCGTCGATGTTGTCGCCAGCACAACGAACATCGGGACTCTGACCGTGACAATCAACTGGAAGCCGGACATGGGGTCGAGCAGTTCTGCCACGACTACGATAGGCACAGAGAGCACGACAATATCTGTCGGAGGATCTTCTTAAATGCCGGTCATAATCCCCGCGAACTCGTTCCCGCCGGCCACCGGCACTCCTCAGACAGTTCCCGTTGACCTGCCCACGCCTTCATTCGTCAACGACTCAGACGGACTCGATGCAACGCTGGTCCTGAACGACATGGTGAGCAAGTTCGAGACGGACACCAGCAGGACCCTCTACCCGGCCCAGGTCGAGCAGTTGCTTATCAACCTCTACGCCTACCGCGAGATTCTGGTCCGGAACGCGATTCAGTATTGCGGACTTCAGAACCTGCTCGCATTCGCCGTCTACCCGATGCTGGACTACCTCGGCGAGTATCTGGATTGCACCAGGCTTCCCGCGCAGTACGCCACCACGACATTGCAGTTCACGCTCACGGCCGCACAGTCGTCCGACACCACGATAGCCTCTGGCACGCAGGTCGGGACTCAAGACGGCCTCAACATCTTCGCCACCACCTCGGCGCTCACGATTGCTGCCGGGCAGACGGTTGGCACCGTAGCGGCGCAATGCACCACGGCAGGACTCAGCGGCAACGGCTACCTCGCCGGACAGGTCAGTGTCCTGATGGGCTCGTTCCCGCTTGTCTCTGCTGTCGCCAACACGACGACCCCGGCCAACGGAACTGACGGTGAACCTGCTGGCACTACCGCAGGAGACAACCACTACCGCACGCGCATTCAGGCAGCCCCGAACAATCTCACGACCGCCGGCCCGTCTGGCCAGTACCGATCTCTCGCGCTTGACGTGAGTTCGACCATCGTTGACGCGCAAGTCCCGACAAATCCGACAACGCCGGGCACGGTGCAGGTCTACGTCCTGACAGGACCCGTAACGCAGCCGTCCGCATCCCCAAACAGTTCTGGCATCGCATCCGGTACTCTACTTTCCGCTGTTCAGTCGGCGCTCAGCGCGCAGACTGTGAGGCCTCTTTGTGATACCGTTCTAGTCTCGGCAGTGACCGAAGTTGATTACACCGTGACCGGGGCGATCACACTCTACGCGAACGCCAACTATGCGACGATTGCCGCTGGAATCACCGCAGCGGCGCAGAATCTTGCCTTGACGCTCGCTGCAAATATTGAGCAGGATATAGTCCTGAGTCAGTGGCAATCGGCTCTCAGCGTGTCGGGGGTCTACGACATGCAACTGACACTTGCTGCGAACATCGGCGGCACACCACTCACTCCAACTTCGGACGGCAGTTTCTTGCTCACAGCGGGACAATGGGCGAACTGCATAGGCATCAACCTCACAATCGTTATGGGCACAAAAAATCAGCCAGTTAGCTAGTCCACAAGGAGACTTCAGCATGAAACGAATTGCGCCCTTTCTTTTCCTGATCTTGTCAGTTATCACATGCTTTGCTCAGACCCAGATTGACCCGACTTACCAGATTCGGTGGAACGCTCTTGCTTATCCTGGCGCGCCTGCTGCAAACGGGATCACATGCACCCAGAACGGAAACTACGCGATTTATCCTTACGGCGCAGAGTGGGGGCAGTCTTATCAGGACACGACGAATAATGTCGAGTACAAATGCACAACATCTGGATGGGTGAAGAATCTACCCACGACAGGCGGCACGCTGACCGGCCCACTCAACGGCACCAGCGCATCGTTCTCAGGCACCGTCGCGTCTCCCGCCATAGTGCCTACCAATATCACTCCCAGTACGTCTCCAATCTGTGCCAACGGCACAGGCGGGGCACTTACAACTATGGGGTGCGGTGGTGCAGGCGTAACGCAGATCATACCTGGGACAAACGTCACCATTTCGCCTAGTGGGGGCACAGGTGCAGTAACAATCAACAGCACAGGCGCTGGCTTGCCGACAAACGCTGTAGTTGCGTGGGCTGGTGATTCACGGTTCTGGGTTTCCGGATCCAATTCCTCCGCTGGCACTGCGGAGGGATCGATTACTTCTGGCTCTGTATCGGGCGGAGTACTGACTGCCCAGGTCGGTAATCTGTCAAACTCGACTCCATCTTATGCGGGCACAATCTATAAACTTTATGGATTCACAGGCGCATACGCTGCCTTGAACGGTCAACATGTAACGGTCACTTCGGGCTCATCCTCACAGTTTGTGGCCACCGTGACCGGCGTCTCTGATGGCACGACGGTTGGAACAGGTTCGTTCATTGCCGATAGTATGGCCTTTGCAGTGTTTGGTACTAAACTTCCAAGCACAAGCAGTTCTGTTTTTGTGGATGTTAGTACAGGTGTCGAAACTACCACAGATACCTTTATTGCCGCCTATCTATCAAAGCTGCACCCCATTAGCCCGGCTGTGACCGGATCGACAGGCTATCTGGTGCTGCAATTGGGCATCAACGATATTGTGACGCTGGAAAGCGCCTCTGCCGCTTATGTTGAAAACAACTATCTAACGATATGGGCAATGGCTCATGCCGATGGCTGGAAGATCCTCCAGACATCACTGATACCATATGGCACAGATCAGGGGCGGCTCTCCACAATCAATGAAGTCAACCTTTGGCTCCGTGGACGTTCCCCACAGGATGCAGTAACCAACAGCCAGAACTGGGATATCTTTGACGATGTTGCTCAGATACTTCCCACCGACACGGATGCAGCGGTCTTTATGCAAACCGGCTCGCCCAATCCTCACCATTTGAACGATAGTGGAAACAACTTGCTGGCCGCATCGGTGGCGCAGGGCTTATCCTCCCCGCTCTCTTCTTTGTATTCTCTCAATGCTGATTACAATTTTGGATTAAACTGGGCGCTCATCAACGGAGGCACCCTTACCAACCAAGGTCTTATAGTGGGGAACAATGCATCTATATCACCCATCGGTAACGGTAGCATCGCGGCAACCTCTTTAGACGGTGTCACGGTGTCCGGCACACCTACTCCAGGGCAATCTGTGATTGCTTCTGGGTCTACCTCAGCAGTGTGGGGGTATGTACCCTGTGGATACAACGATATTCCATGCACTGATGCTGCTAATAGCTGGTTTGGAACTCAGACGTACACTACGTCTGGCCCTGCCTCACCAGCCGTAATCGAGAAAGGCTCCGCTGGTGCGATCTCTTCGGTGTTTGTGCAAAGCGCATTTGTCAGTACTGGTTCTCCCTATACTCTGTCTTTCACGTCCCCTGTAACCGCTGGCGATACACTGCTGGTGTTTGAGACATCAGACTATGGCACAACAATCACAGACACTCTGGGTAACACCTTCACTGGTGTTCCCGGATGTGGGACTAGTGGCTGTGGCAATCCCTTTTCGACCGCGATGGCCTATAGCGCAACTGGCGGGGCAGATACAATAACTGTAACCCCATCTTCGTCACAAAGTTTTTATGTCTTGATTGCTGAGTACCGCGGTCCCCTATCTGTATCTCCTCTGGATGGTACTCCAGCTAACACAGACAACAACTTTAGCACCGGCTCAGGCGGCGCAACTACAGTCGGTCCTATAACCACTGTGGCGAACGGTGATTTGATTATCACCGCTACATCCACGGACAACAATCTGGGAGCCCCTAGCGTTGCAGGATTCACAGCACGTGATTCCACCGATAAACTCAATCTTTACGACACAATACAAGTCTCGGCAGGGAACCAATCCGCTGCTTGGAATTGGGCTACGGGTTATGGACGGTCAGTAGGTACTCTGTTCGCGCTCAAAGCACAAACCCTCTCAGGTCAAACCGCCGACTTGCATCAGTATGAATCAGCTGCGGGAGCCTTGGTAGGCGCGGTGAACGCATACGGGCAAATCCAACTTCCTACTGCCTCCAACTTACCAACCAACACCCCGGTTGACTCTGGTGTTGCGCTTGCGGCGGACACTACCTGCACGAGTTTACTGGCGGTCTACACCGGAAGCGCGTGGGAGTGCCTGCCAAGTAATCCTGGCACAGTAACCAGCGTAGGCTTGACCATGCCGGGAGTGATTTTCAATTCCACGGTGCCTGGCTCTCCTGTGACGACATCTAGTACACTAGCACCAACTCTAGCAACACAGACAGCAAATACTGTGCTGGCCGGTCCTGCGACCGGAAGCCCGGCAACGCCTACATTCCGAGCGTTGGTGAGCGCCGACATCCCAAACAATGCGGCGAGTACCACAGGCACAGCGGCTAATCTGAGCGGCACACCCGCCTTGCCCAACGGCACGACGGCCACGACTCAGAGCGTGGCGGACAACAGCACGAACCTGGAAACCACTGCGGGAACACTAGCTAAGATTACGGCCAAAACCTTGAGTTTGAATGTCCCTGCTTGGCTGCAAAATCTAGGCGACGGCTCGGACGGTAACAATCTGACCGCCTATGCGGCCCTGACCGGCGACTTGTACTACAACAACTTCACCGTGCCGTATGGAAACACGGTAACAAGCAGTGCATACCAAGGTAGCCTAACCATCCATGCAAAAGGTACCTGCACGATTGCGGGATTGATAACCAGCACGAATAATAACTATATAAGTAACGGCCTTTATGGCGGGTCTTCCGGTGCAACTGGCGGGGGAACGTCGGCGGGTTCTGCGGGCAAAAGCACTCTCGGACCGCCTGGGATGAGTTCTTATGTCTGGGGCGGTATCACTATTGGAGCCGCGGGGCAAGCGGGAGGCGGTTCCGCATGGTCAGATCAAGCGCTAACTGGCGGAGCTTTGACAGAGTGGGCAAGAGTGGTTGCTACAGCTGGAGGAGCCACGGACGGGCAATTCCTAGGCGGTGCTCCGAGTGCGGCAGGAACTAGTAGTTCTCAAGGTTCGGGAGTTACTCTGATCTGCGGCTCGATTGTGGGCACCGATGGTACACACACCGGCATCATTGATATGAGTGCTTCTCCCTCATCACCTCCTACCGCCAACAACACAGGCGCACAAGCGGGCGGCGGTGGTGGAGTTGTGCTGCTCTCGTCACAGTCCGCAATCGCCACGCCTCCGCTAGTCTATGTGGCTGGTGGCGCGGCTGCAATCGGCTCCGCCATCCTCACCACACCGGTCAATGGCACGTTTACGACAGCGACGACAGGCGGTTCCTTAACAGGTTCCACAAGTTATTACTACACCGTTGTGGCACACAAGGGGCCAAATGGCTCCACGGCGCAGTCTACCGAAACCAGCCTTGCAACAGGCGCAGGAACCAACACCAATACCATTACTGTAAAATGGGCGGTCGTTCCTGGGGCGCAGAGCTACGACATCTGCGGCCGCACAACTGGCTCAGAGCAGCTGATTGCGACAATACTGAATAATGGTGCTGGAAATAATCCTCTGGCTACCCAGTATGTGGATACCGGCTCCATCACTCCTAGCGGAACGTGCTCAACTACAAACACTACATCTGGCTGGTTTACCACGCCGCAGGCCTTGAGCCACGGCGGCACCTGCACAAGTCCTGCCAAGCTGCTGCTGGGTGTTACCTCTGGCGCTCTCAATGGCACAGCAACGGTGATTCAAGCCGGTGCTGGGTGCGGCACGGGAACTGGAGTGCAATGGAGTGTGTTAGGTGCTGGCGGAACATTGGGCACAGGCACGGTTAATCCAACATGGTCTGGCGGCTCGGTCGTATCGGCTACCACAACCCCGGGCACAAGCTCAGGCTACACGCCAGTCAATTACACCGTCTCTGGTGATGGCGGAGATGGCTCCCCGGGCGTAACCGCAACATTTCAAGGATGGTAAACATGGCAGACTTTGGCAGTTTGACGATAAACAGCGACGGCAGCGCGACTCTGAGCGTGACATTTGATATCGCAGGCGTCCAGTGTGACCCATCGCTGGCAGCCAATGACACGGACTTTCCTCTGCCGGTGCGGGCAGATGGCAACGGTAATATCATCCCTTGGACACAGGCCGCGGCTCAAGCTACGCTGGGGCCACAGATCGCAGCAGCTAAGGCGGCATTTCTTGCGGCTGCTCCGGAATGGATACCAACCCTCCCTGCATCTGGGGAGTAGTGGCACAGAACGAAGGCTAGGAGGCCTCATGGCAACACCAATTCCTTGTGCAGCCACCACACCAAAACCAATCCCCAATAAGTAGCCGCAGTTGTCCGCACTGCGGTGCCTGAGCAGGACCGGCATCTACGATAGAGAGATAGGCCAAAGGAGGGCCTGAGCAACATGGCAAACAATCTCAGGCCTGCGTCATCGATCAACGACCTCAGAACTCAAGCGCACATGCAACTATCTGCACGACTTGAGTCGCTCGACCTGACGCCCCTGCTTATCAGGACTCTAGGAAACAACCTCCCGGCATCCATCTTGCCCTACTTGACATGGGAACTAGACATGATGGTGCCGAGTGTCCCGATGCAGCAGCTAGGGGCTACGGCGTTAGATGTTATCCAGAACGCCCTACCTCTGCATCGCATCAGTGGCACTCCTGGCGCAATCATCCATGCTCTTGCCTTGTGCGGCATAACAGCAACGATCTTAGAGGGTCAAGACTCATGGGGAGGTACTTCATATCCAGCCAGTCAAGGATGGGCTGTCTTCAGGGTGGGATTTACCGGTGCTGGGATGGCCCCCGCTGGACTAATCAACGGAACCAATATGCACTTTGTTCTTCCTGAGACGCCAAACGGTAACTCGCTCCGAGTCTTCTATAACGGACTCCTTCTGCGGCCGACGACAGACTATGGAGTTTCAGGACTCAACATGACCACGGCATTCGCGCCGGCTACGAACGCGACGCTCTTGATTGTGTTTCGCAGCGGCACATCCATCCCACTATATTTCGATGCCATTGTGCCAACAGTCTCAGGCTCAAATCTAACTTTTCCTGAGACGCCGGTCAGCATTGAATTGTATAAGAATGGCATATTGCAGAGTGGGGGATTGAATGCAAGTCAGCTTTCCGCACTGGAGATCATCGTCAACTTCTTCAAGCCAGCGCGGTGCCTATTGGATTCCGTTTATGCCTTAGGTGGCAAGGATTACTCGATTTCGGGGAACACGGCGGCGCTGACGGTTGCTCCGAAGTCTACCGACTCGTTCATTGCGTGGGGAACTTACGCGGGCACAGGCACCGCGCCGAACTACGCTGACTATGTGACGCCGACAGGACTCGTAAACGGCTCCAATACCGTGTTTACCCTTCCCCAAGCTCCGAGTCCTGCTGCCAGTCTCAGGCTGTACCGAGGATGGCAAGTACTGAAGCCGGGAGGGGTTGACTTCACCTTGAGCGGCGCAACGATCACCTACACCATCGCCCCGGCGCCCACGGCCACGCATCTAGCCTTCTACCGCTACTAGGGTGCGGTACAATCGGCATTGACGGGTACAGAACCAGTCTGACTCGCCACATGACCTTGATAAGAGGATCAGTGGCGAGTCTTTCACTTTGGAGGGAACACTGATGGAAACGAAGATTGAACCGAACGAAACCGCTATTGTGACTCCTGTTATGCTGCCAGCCTGCCCGTACTGCGCAGACGATCCGGCCCGGCTCTCGATCATGAACCAGATATTTCCCGGCGGCATGATTGGTGCCATCATCTTTTGCGGAAACCCAGAGTGCCGGAAGATCATCTCGACGCAGATCGTTGGGCGTATCGAGCAACAGACGGTAAATCAGGACTCAAAACCGCAAGAGGCCGTAGTTGCTGGCCCACAGTTGGTGAAGTCTCCGGAGGCCCTGTGAATCGATCAGTAAAGCGCATCATTGCCCTCGCCGCTCTCTGGCTGTGCGCGGCCTTCGCCATCGCCCAGGCTCCTATCGGGGTCTGCGTCAACAACGTTGCACAGACCATCTCGAACGGCGTCATCGCTCCGATACCCTACGCCACGGTTGCGCTCTGCACACCAGGGTCGACTGCGTCCAACTGTGTTGCAAACAAGGTCAGCATCTACACCACGACAGACCTCAGCACGGCAACCCCCACAAACCCATTCACGGCCGATGCCGGCGGCAACTACTACTTCTGCGCCCACGTGGGGCATTACGGACTCCTGATCAACTCCTCGTATGGTCAGTATTTTGTTCCCGATGTGACCTTGGTTGACAACTGGGCGGCCGGCGGCACAATGACAGGGACACTCACTGACGCCGCAGGATTCATCGGGCCGCTGACCGGCAACGCCACGACAGCCTCCGCGTCAGATCACACTCCGACGCAATGCGGATCAGGACTCTACTCGCAAGGCGATACCACTACATGGGCAGCCAACTGCTCTCAGGTCCTGTGGAACCAAATAGGCGGTGACCCTGCACTGGTGACGAGTTTCAATACCCGCACGGGAGCCGTGACGCTGACCGCCGCTGATGTGGATGCAGTCGGCAACATCACCAATAGCACGAGCGGCAATGCTGGGACGGCTACAGCGTTTGCGAATGCCCCAAGCGTACTCACGAGTCCTGCCGTTGCCAAAGGTGTGGACGCATCTGGAAACGCGATTGCTCAGACCTTTGCTGGCACGATGGCCGCTTCTGGTTATACGACTCTACCTGGCGGTGTCATGCTGCAATGGGTGCAAGGGTCCGAAATGTCGGCAGTTGGGACTGAGACTGTGAGCTGGACCGGGACAGTTCCAAATGGCTGTCTTGGGGCATGGGTTAGCACGATACCGAGCGGCGGCATCGGAGACGGAACTTCACTCAGCTATTTCACGATGGTTTCATGGAACTCTTCGGGGGCTACGGTGTCATTCCAGCGTAACGCCGATCACACCTTTTACCCGGCAACCCCCATTGTTTTTGGCATTTGCTACTAGGGAGTAAAAATGGTTGAGCGCAGAACGAACGTAAGCCAATTCGCCGGGGTGAACGCTCTCCAAAAAGACATTGAGCGGCTAACCAAAGAGCGTGACGCCTTCGCCAAAGAGCGAGAGAATGCGCAGACAAGGCTACTCGAAGAGCATGGCGTAGCGCTGGCAGCACTGAAGACCGACCTTACTTTGATGGTAGAGCGCACGAAGGATCTTCCTGCTGCTATCGAAAAACTTAACACTCGACTGACCTCCCAGGAACGGTGGAAGATCCTCATGACCGGTTACGCGGCCGCCTTTGGCATCATGGGAGCATTCCTGGGATGGGTTACAAATTTGATCTTCCGCGCGCACTAAAACGGGTACGCCATGGATATACCGAGTCCCAATCCGGAATGGCCCCGCGATCTTCCGCAACCCGACGACCTATGAGGGCAACATGAACAGCTTTCCAAAGATCGACGTACTGGCTGCCTGCGCAAAGTATGGCCCGGTATTGAAAGTCCCGACAGGACTCGACGGTGAACGTATCATGGCCTCCCTGGCTTCTAACGAGAGCAGCACTGGCAACGACTGCGGGCCGCGGCATGAACCCGCATACGACGTAGGCGGTTCGGTATGGGCTTCGAGTCCTGCGCAGCGCGCGCTCGTGGCCCAGTACGGTCGTCTCGGGGCCTCCAGTTTTGGCCCATGGCAACTCATGCTTATCAACTACCCAGGGTTCTCGCCGGCAGAACTAGAGATCAACCTCGACGACTGTGCCCGCGGATGCGTCAGCCACTTCAATTCCTACGTGGCGCACTTTGAGCCCAAGAACCTCGTGGAGATCGGTCAAATCTGGAACCTCGGCCACAAGACGGTCAACCCTACGGCTGGCGTTATCAAATACTGCGCCGATTTGCAAAAGGCGTACGATTATTCTGTGAAGCAACCCGCTTCGGCGGTATCCTAAAGCGAAGAGGGCAGCATGAAGCTACCTGAGCCCTTCTGGGCAGTTCTACTCGCAGTTCTGGGGGTGATCGTTGCATTGGCCGTCCTTTTTCACCCGGACCCGGTCGCAGTTGGAACCGCCGTCCTCGCAATCGCCTCCAACCTCGTCAGCGGCGCCCTCGGAGCCTTTGCCGGTCATGCAAGCCAAACCAGCAACTCCACAGGACCCAACGCAACAATCAACAACCCTGGAGCCACCTTTCCCGGTGACGCAAACAAGTAGCGCCAAGGAGGCGCAAGACATGGGATTTTCAATCAAGGCAGTCATCAGCGACATTGAAGGCAGCGAAAAGACCTTCGTTAGCTTCCTGGTCAAAGAGTACGCGGAGTTCTACAAGAATGAACCCACGCTGATTCAGACCGTCGATACTGTGGTCAGCTATACGGAGGACGGACTTGCTATCGTTCTTCCGTTGGCCGGAGAGGGCGCATTGGCTGGCCCCATCGATGCCATCGTAGAAGAGGCTGTAACTGACCTCAACCGTGCCTCGGCTTTGGTGTACGACTTTGGCCCGAGCCCCACCGCAGCTTCGATCTTTGCCGCTGTGCAGTCCAATCTCGTGGCTTTGGAGACGGCAGGCCACATCACAAACCCCGCCACGATTGCCAAACTCAAGCTCATTATCAACGCTATCGGCACGGTTGCTCAGCTGATTGCCAAGGCAGTTGCTGCGGCAACTCCATCGGCCTAATACGTTCACTGCACCACTTCATACGGCAGCCGGTCTCGCAAAGGACCGGCTGAATTTTCGGAGGTACACCATGCGCCCTATCTCCATCACCATCGGCATAATCTCCGCAGCCTTGCTCGGCTTGACCGTGTGGGGAGCGTTCGGGATATCGCACCATTTGATCGTGGCCGTAGACAAGTGGGGAAACTCCGCGCCGGGGCCAGAATTTTCACAAACAATCAAGGACGCGCACCAGGGCATTTTAGACGTTACAGCCGAGAGTCGCGACGTTACCATTGCCGTGCTCAAGCCGTGCAAGTTGGGGCGCCCTGAAACTTGTGGACTGATTCCGGCGGTTCGGATGACGGTGCAAGACACCGGCGCAGCTGTCCAGACAATGCAACAGCAGGTGGCACAGACGCAACCGCTCATCACGGCGGCGGCGCAGAACCTCAATCTGGCTGGCGATGCGGTAAAGGATACAGCGGGACACCTGTCTAAGACGGCTGACGCGGCCACTGTAGCCATTCAGACAGTCACGATAGATGCCAAGACGGCCAACGACTTGCTGATGCAGTTGAGGCCCCTCATAGCCAGCTACACAGCCACCGGAAATGACCTGGATACCACTATCAAAACCGCCAACGACATCATGGCAAGTCCAAACGTCACGATCATGCTGGCGAACGGAGCGCAGTTCACTACCACGGCGGTTCAGCTTGAGCAAAAGTTGGCTCAATGCACGCTACACCCAACGCTTCCTTGCGTGCTAAAGAGCGACATTCTCTTCGGAGCACAGGTGGGCGGTTACCTTTTGAGATGAGCTTAGGAGTCAAATTCAACATGTAGGAGGATTGCGGTAGTAGTCAGAGCAAAGAGAGGGTCACCTTCGGGTGGCCTTTTCTTTTTGATAAATAGTCAAAAGTGAAGCAAAATATGGTTTATAATGCAAAAATGATCGACTTATCAACTCGCCTCCTTCTACTCAACCGCAGGACCCGGATTCAGCGTCCTGTAGAGAATCTGAATGCTTATCAAGAGGTCTACACCTCACTTTCCAGCCTTCAAGATGAGGCGGTGATGTGCCCGCGGTCGATGAAAGAGCCGATGCGGGAGGCCATGGAGCGCGTCCGGTCAGAGGTGGGAGACTTGGACGAGTTCGTGGCCCGCGAACTGGAGTACCCCTCGGTCAAGGAGATGCAGAGCTACTTCATGGGCCTCCAGGTCGATTCGATTGCCCTGGCCATCTGGCAGATCAGGAAACAGAAGTCGCTTATCGACGCGGACCAGACCGGAGTTGGCAAGGGCAGAGTAGCGGCGGCCGTCTGCCGGTGGACGATCCTCCATGGCCTTCTGCCGATCTTCGTCACCTACTCAGATACCCTCTTCACCGACTTCCAGCGGGATCTTGACGACATTGGCTTCGGGACGAGCGTCTGGCCGCTGCTCTTCAATGCGGGGGCGTCGATAACCGAGCAGGCAACAGGACGCAAGATATTCGCTAACAAGAGCAGCATGAAAGGGGTCCTGACTCGCATATCCGAGACGGGCGGGCTGCCCCGTGCCCGCAATGCCGTATACCTGACCTACTCGCAGATCAACACGATCAACATCCAGCAGGAGGCCCTGAGCCGGTTGGCGCCGAAAGCCGTCTTCATCCTTGACGAGTCCCACAACGCCGGCGGCGACGACTCGAACACTGGCACATTCTTCCAGGAGGTTCTGCCCGCGGCGCACGGCGTGATGTTCATGTCGGCAACGTGGGCGAAGCGGCCGGACAATATGACGCTCTACGCGACAAAGACAGACATCTCGATTGCAATTCACGACAACCAGCGCGTCTCTGACGCCATCCGCGCCGGCGGTCCACCCCTACAGACTGTCGTGAGCCATCAGCTCGCCCAGGCAGGCCAACTCGTGCGGCGTGAGCGGTCCTTTGAGGGCATAAGCATCTTGAATTTCATTGACGACCGGAATCAGCTTTATCAAGAGCAGGTGTGCGACGATGTGACAGAAGTCCTGCGGGCCATATTCAAGGCGGATCAGGACTATCATCAGAACGATTTCGAGACGTTGCGCCTCCAGTACAAGAAGCGGCACATCAAAATCTACCACCACAAGTTCAGCGCCATCGTCCACAACATCGTGAAGCAGTTCCTCCTGGCCTTGAAGTCGGACGCGGCGGCGGATTGCGCCATCGAAGCGCTCGGCCGCGGAGAGAAGCCGATTGTGGCCCTTGAGAGCACCATGGGGGCGTTCCTCGACAGCTATGTGAGCGCGGCGAACCTGAGCGAGGGCGAAGTGCTTGATAAGCTCTCATGGTCCACCATCCTCAGACGTGCGCTCGACAGGACCCTCCACTACACCATCAAGACCTCAATGGGCAATGACCGTCAAGAGTTCCCGCGCCATCTGCTCTATGTCGAGACGGAGGCCAAGTACCGGGAGGCTGAGCGGCTGCTGGACGCCCTTGCGGTGACGTTGCCAGTTTCGCCTATCGACTGGATCAGGACTCGCATCACGCAAGCTGGCTTTACCGTGGCAGAGATTACGGGGCGTTCCTACCGAATCAACTATGCGGGCCCCGTCCCGGTTCTGTCTTCAGTGCCGTCCAGCGAACGCAAGGACCGCGTGCAGACGGGGAGCTTATTCAACAATGGCGGTGTCGATTGTCTCATCCTCAACCAGGCCGGTTCTACGGGAATCAGCCTTCACGCCTCCGAGAAGTTCAAAGACCAGCATCAGCGGCACATGATCGTTGCCCAGCCGGCCGGCGACGTGAACGTGTTCATGCAGATCCTCGGACGTTCGAACAGGACCGGCCAGATGGTCCTGCCAAGGTACACGATGCTCTCCCTGGCCATCCCCGCAGAGATTCGCCCGGCCATCAGCCTCGCCAAGAAACTGAAGAGCCTGAACGCCAACACGTCGAGCAACACGCGGTCGGCAATGTCGATTGAGGCGCCAGACATGATGAACAAGTACGGCGACAAGATCGTGGCGGAATGGCTGCACGAGAATGAGCAGATTGCCCGTCTCATGGGCCTCACGATGGACAAGTCGGAAGAGGAAGGGGGTACTCCAGAGGAGGACCTGGCGCGCACGGCAACAGGACGCTCGGCATTGCTTCCCGTCAAAGAGCAGCGCGAGTTCATGGAGACGATCACCGAAAGCTACACGGACTACATCGCCTACCTCGACGAAACCGGGCAGAACGACCTTGAACCCAAGACCTACAACTTCGATGCAGAGCATAAGACCTCGCACGTCATATATGTTGGGTCTGATCCTTCATCGCCATTCGGGGAAGATGCCATCTTCGGAACCTACTCAATCAAGCGTCAAGGCAAGTCCTACACCCCGGAAGAGGTCGAGGAACTCATTGCACAGACTTATGGTCCTGACCTCATGAAGTACGAGCCATGGCAGCGGGACACGTACCACGCGCGGGCCTTGAGCGCACACCTTGAGGGCTTGTTCAAGCCATACATTGAGGGCGTGGAAGCCCCACACATCTTTGATCGAGCGCAGAAAATCAGGGAATGGTCACGGTCGATATTGAACGACTTCCGAATGGGAACAGGACTCAGAATCGAAATCAACGGAGACACCTACAACGGCATCATCTACGACATTCGCGGCCGCAAGAAAGTAAGCGGAAACCCCTACGCTCCCAGTTCGCTGAAGTTCTACATTGCAGTCAACGGGCCTTTGCGCGAGGTGCGCGTACCTGGCTCGCAGATCAAGAAGATTACGCTGTCGAACCTTGGACGCAATGCGGATATTGCTGAACTGTTTCAGGACTATCTAAGCGACACTCGGCAGCGCGCCAAGATCATCACCGGGAATCTGCTGGGAGCTTATGGGCAGTTGAAGCCGGGGAGCAAGGGAAGAATTATCACGTTCACAAAGCATGAGGGCGGCACAGAGCAGGGAATCTTGATGCCAGCACGGTTCGATTGGGAGAAGGACGTCACCCCGCAGAAGCTCGATTGAGTCCTGCGGGGTGTTGGGTTCCTGTGCGTCCTCTGCGGCTTCCCCGGTGACGTAGGAATACGGATCATCATTCAACTCTTCTTCTGACACTTCCTCTTGCTCTGCGAACAGTCCGGCATTGCTTGCCAGCGCCCGGTCAAGGTTGCGGCACGCCTGATTGTAGTAAGACTTTTTCAGTTCACTTCCAAGGAACTTGCGGCCCATCTCCAGAGCAACAAACCCTTCAGAACCGATGCCAGCGAACGGACTCCAAACCACATCGCCGGGATTCGTCCACAGTTTGACGGCGCGGCGGATAACTTCAAGCTGCAAAGGGCAGATGTGGCGTTCGTCGTTGTGTTCCCGAGCCGAACGATATTGCAGCGTATCCGATGGGTTTATGTCCATCCAAATCGGGCTGGCATACTGCTGCCACAGTTGGACGGGAAACTCCTCGGCGGTGTGTGCGCAGCGTTCGGGATTATCCCCCGGCTTCCTCATGGTCACAAGATAGTCAGGCACGCCCTGGCGGCTCATGGTAGAGTCCTTGCGAATCTGCTTGTGGAGTAGCCCGAGAGCCTTCGTACGCTGCATGGCGGTAACTGGGTCTTTCCAGATGCAGACCTCAGAATGGTAGATGAACCCCACTTCCTCAAATGCGCGGATGATCTCGCCCCTGAAGTCCCGCAAGCCGATATGACCATCCCTGACCTTTGACGTAGGCAGGTTCATGCAATGAATGGAAACCAACCTGCCGGGCATCAATGCGCGGTACTGCTCTTTGATGAGGAAACGGTAGTGGCGCCAGAACTCGTCATGGTCTTTGCTGTTTCCCAAGTCCCGCTCCGAATTGCTGTATGTGTAGAGTGAAGCGAACGGAGGCGAGTAGACGGAATAGTGGATGCTGTTGTCGGGAAGCTCCCGCGCAAGATCAACGCAGTCAGCAAGGTGCATTGTCCAGTTTTCGGAAGTCTTCACTTCGCGCTCATAGGTCGATTCGCTGCGCACGGTGCCTACCAGATTCATGCGTGTCAAGTCCTGCATGTTTTCCTGCATCTCTTCTGCCATCTGCTCTGACTCCCTTTCTTTACGCTTCAGATTTTCAAGTACGTTTCCCTCTGTCGATGCTGCGATGATGTGAACGTGGACGGGTTCATCCTGGCCAAACCTCCAGCATCGCCGGATTGCCTGAAAGAACTGCTCCCATGAATCGTTCACTCCGGCGAAGATCATGTGTGAGCAAACCTGATAGTTCACACCGAAACCTAAGATGGAAGCCTTGGAAACCATGCGCTTGATCTTTCCTTGTGCAAACTCCAGTGACCGAGCAGCCTTCACTTCTGGCGTGTCCGATCCCGTCAATTCAACCCCATCGATACTTGCGGCTGCCATCTCGCTTTCCTTGTTCAAATTCGTCCAGACGAGCCAAGTTTCGTCAGGTTCCGCGTCAACGACTAGCTTGACTTCCATGATCCGATCAATGACAGTGGACCTCCGCGCATTCAGCCTCTCGGAAAGTGTCTCAGCGGGCATCGCGAACAACATCCCTTCGCTCGGCGTGTCTACGCCCACGATGTGTTCGTGGTAGACCAGTTCCGGCAGGATGAAAGGCCCATCGTCGTATCCCACATCTGAAGGCTTGCGGATGTTGACAGCCCAGGAGCAAACCCACTTCCAGAACTCCGCCCGAGCATGGCCCTTGAGCCTCCACTTCTGCGTCTCTCCGCCGTCGTGCGTGAAGAACATGGAAAGCATCTCAGTGGCCGTCATGACGCCCAAGAACTCCGCATGGTTGCCAAGCTCCATATGATCGTTCGGGGCAGGTGTGGCGGTCGCAGCGAGCCGGTACGGGGTATCCTTGAACACTTCAATGAGTGCGGAACGAGTCGCGCCATCGAAAGACTTCAGGATGCTGGATTCATCAAGCACTACTCCCGCGAAGTCGGAAGGGTCGAAGTTATCCATGCGTTCATAGTTCGTGACGATGATGGATTCCGTGACAAGTTCTCCGTGATCGTAGAACTTTCCGTTGTGCGCGACATAATCCTTGCAGTACCTAACTTTGATGCCGAACTTCGCCCCCTCTGTGACCATCTGGTAAGCCACAGCCAGAGGTGCGAGAATCAGGACCGGCATACCGGTATGTTCTGACACGACGCGCGCCCACTCTTCCTCAATGAGCGTCTTCCCCATGCCGGTGCCAAGGAATGCGGCCGCCCGTCCAAGGCGAAGCGCCCATGAGCACACGTCGCGCTGATGCGGAAACATGGATGGATTCAGCGGAGGAACGGTAGTCAAACCGGAGACAATCGGCGTGAACCGCTTCGCTTTCAGAAACTCTTCATAGTTCATGATCTTTCCTTTCGATGTGTGGTTTGCTTCCGTGCTGATGTTCAAACTGGTGACATCTCCAACAACTCCAGCGATGCTTCTGGCCTGTCTCTTCTGATTCAAACCATCCGAACCGACTCTTAGATTTCAGGTGGCTCAGTTGCCCTTGGTGTTCCTCGTCGTCCAGTGCGTTGAGCGGCGCATATCCGAGGCAGTGAGGCCCGTTGTGAAGCTCACACATGCCGCCAGCGCGCAAATAGCAGTCCAACCTGGCCGATTGCTTCTCTTCGCTGGTCGGCTGCCCCTTGCGCATCCCTGGCCGTTTCTTGCGTACTGGCGTGTAGCGTTTGAGTGGAGTCCTACGAGCAATCATTCCGCCTCTTCTTTCTGGCTTACACCTAACAGCAATCGGCGCGCTTCATCGTTCTGGCAGAGTGACACTTGAACTATGTAGCGGTTGAGGAGCGTTTTTTGCTTCACGGATAGTTCGTACCGTTGAGCATAGGCATCAATCACCGCATCAGATGGACTTCCGCTCCCCGGCGTCTTCGGTTTTCTTTTGATCGGCATCTTTCCCTTTCCATACGTTCTTCTTGAGGTATTTGGTTATGCCAGCAAGTTGCTGCTGGATGAGGTTCAAATCAACATCAGGACGCTCACGCATAGTAGTCCTGCCCTTCATAGTCAATTTCCGCTTCTGCCTCAAAGCAAAGTTTGCGCGGATTAAACTCTCCGTCTACATTCCCCGGCGCTCCACCTCCACGGATGAGTGCAAGATTGATATTTGCCTTCCGCGTCATCTTCAGCGTTTCTTTGTCCTGATACCGATGCAAAAGGACCATGGCAAAGCAGTCTTGCAGCGGCTTCTTGCTCTCGCTTATGTCGCCCGGCTGCGGCCGCTTGTCGGCAAACTCTCTCGGTACTTCGCCAAGCTGGAAGAGGTTGAGCAGTGCTGCGTTCTTGTGCTGCTTGATCTTCTTGCGCAGCCGCTCCGAGTTCTCGACGTAGCGCTTTCGGATGTCCCGATCTCCGCCGGCTATCAGCCCGAAGTGATCCAAGACAAACAGCACATCACCATCCTTGCGCGCTTCCCGGTCGATGGCCCAGCATATTTGGTCACAGTCCATGTCGCCGTCATAGATGGTCAGCGGCCATTCGCCGATGGTGTAAAGCCCCTGCATCACGAGCGATTGCTGTTCTGGAGTCCTGAGTTCGGGCTTGACCACTACGATGTTCGGAAGATCCACAACGTGAGGCACGAGGTTCAATTCCACTTCCTCGTGGTCCATTTCCAGCGAGAACCACACGACGCGAGTCCCGCGTAGGCAGTTGTATGCCGCTGACAGGACTCCCATGCCTGTCTTGCCCACCTTTGGCCGCGCTGCAACGATGGTGTACCTCCCCTTCCGGTATCCGCCGCCCATCTTTGCGTCAAGCCATGCGTTGCCGGTCGGGATGCCCCGCGGCGTCTTCTCCGTGTACTCCCGAACTACCCTGTCCATCAGTTCGACGATGTGGCTCTGAATCGGGGCCTTGTTTGACTGCATAGCAGGTTCGGCCAGTTTCTCGATCTTGCCGGCCATGTCCGCGGCAACTTCCAGCGCTGTTTCGCTTTGGTCCTGAGCCCGCTGGATTGCATCGCTTGACAGGACTATCAAACTCCGGAGCATCGACTTGTCTTTTACGATCCGGATATACTCGTCAATCACCGGGCGCCGCGGCAAACCCTCCGTGAGCGCCGCCATGTAGGCAACGCCGCCCACCGCTTCAGTTTCATGAGTCCTGCTGAGTTCATTGGCCAGCGTCACAATATCGATTGCCGAGTTGGCATCTGCCAGTCGCTTCATTGCCGAGCCGATGCGCCGATGCGAGTCAAGGCTAAAGTCCGCAGGACGCAAACGAATTGCAATCTCTGGCCATGCGGCGTTATCAAGCAAGCACGCCCCAAGCAAGGTGCGCTCTGCGTCAACATTGCATGGCAGCATGGAATCAAGTGTGAGGTCCACATTCACTCTGGCCTCGTCCCGTCCCGGTAGATTTTCGGAACCCCGCAAGCTGCAAGAAACATGGCCGGAGTGGGCATTCTCTTCATCGTTTCATCCTGGCTCAGGACTCGATAAGCCGTGTCCATGTCCTGATCTGTCCGATGGCCGGCGCGCTCCTCGTAGAGCAAAAGCAGTTCCTCGTCGACCGTCACGCCAAAGATGCGCGCTAGTTTCGCCACAATTCCCCTCAGATGCCTTTGCGGGTGCCGGATGGACCGGATGGCCACCAGAAGCGTACCGTAGTCAGGGCAGGCAGTTTCTCGCTCACGGCGGGGGCTCTCTGCGATCTTTTGGATGGTTGCAATCACATCCTCAAAGGGTTCCGTCAATAGTCCTGCCGCGAAAGTCTCCAGCGTCTTCGAGTCGTACTCCCCGTTCCTCCTGAGCGCCAGAACTCCCAGCGCCGCGATGATCTCTTCCTTTGGAGATAGCCTCTCGAACTGCGTCAACTGTCCGACTTGCTTTCGTGCCAATCTGCTTTCCATTGCTTCCCCCGTTGGGTTTCTGCCACTCGGCAGGGTCATCAAAATAGCGTTCTTGATTGAACCAGGTTGCGGGATGAGGGCGGAAGTCTTCGGGTCCTGGCGGCTTTTGTCCTGCTGGCGACCGCGCGTACTCGGTTGCTTTCTTCCAGAGGAACCGCCTAGCCGTCTCGGAGTCCATGGCGATATATTCATCGCACCCTCTGCGCAGCCGGTCAACTGCCTTGCGAATGGCCTTGATTGCGGCGGCGGGGGCAACATGCCGCGAATAGGCAAGATATATCGCTCGTTCCTGCTCTTGCTCGGTCACTATCCCCTCCTGAATTCATCGCGGTCAGGGCATGTAACGAAGTGAGCGACGGCAGGACTCGAACCCTTCTCCATGAGGTTGAAAGGCATCTTCTTGCCCTTTGGCGTGAACCACCATTCGACCTCAGCATTGCATCCACGGCACCGCGCATGGTTATCAAACCGATAGCCGGCCAATTTCAAAGCATCAAAATCTTGCGGAAATGGCATCCTGTTCCCTCCTTCAAGGGGTCGGGAGCGGCAGTGAAGGACTACCGCCCCCTGACCAGAGGAGCAACCCTCTGGGTGAGGTCCGTTGCTGGCGCGCGGGACTTATTAAAGGTAATTCGCGCCAGTTCGGGAGTCAAGAAAAATCAGACTAAAGTTTGTCAAGGTGACGAGTTTGGTTCAATCCGTGTTGTGGTTCAGGTGGTAGGCGGCCAGTTCGCGGGGTCCTGATGTTGCCGGCTTTCCGCTCGATGGCGGAGTCTCGAACGGAATGTCGTCTTGGGCATTCGGGTCAAGCTCTGGTTCGCCCTCGCCCTCGCCCTCTTCAGGACTCTCGGCATCTTCCGTATCGTCGTCCACCAGTTCCGTCTCATCGGCCGTTGCGAACGCCAGCTTCGATTCCGAGTTGGAATACACCGTTTCGATGTAGAAGTCTTTGTGCAAGTGGATCGCTGCCCATTCCATCATCTCTTTGGTGAACGGGACATAGATTGCCAGATGCAGGTTGACTTCCTTCTTCTCGCCTTCTCCCACCGTTGCCAGATACAGCTTCATGAGCTTGGCGCCGGTTGTCGATACCCAGTGGTCTTTGCTGGTGTCGGTTGAGAAGATGTCCAGCGTCATGCCTTCGATCTCAACATTGATCGCCGAACGCTCCGTCTTAGAGTCGTTCTTCGCCATGAGGCCGAACGGTTCGCCGATCTCGTCGTTCATGCCGATGAGAGACTGGTTGAGCAACGGGAGTCGCATGTCGAGCTTAATCGTTGAGATCCCGGCACGATTGCAATGCTGAATCCACTGGATGAGGAAGCATTTGCGACGATGGCCTTCAAAGAACGTTGCCAGTTTCGTGGGTTGCACTTTTGCTGCCATGAATCACCTCTCCTTGGTTAAAACTCTGGAAGTTCGGCGAAGTATATAGCCTCTTGCTTCGCGGGTTTCTTGACGCCCTTCGCATCCTTTCGAGGAAAATTACGAAGCATATTCCCGATGCCGCCGTTCCTCATCACGCCTTCCAATCGCTGCCGGAACGGGGACCCAGGGCCTTGCATGAACTTGACGATCTCCACATACTCATCGTGGGTAAAGTCGCCTTTACTGCCGTTGCACTTGCGGCAGATGACTTGCTTGTTACTGAGTTCAGGACCACCATCCCGCCGTTTTGGAGTCTTGTGGTCTAACTCCATGCTGAGGATGTCAATCGGCGCGCCACAATAGGGGCAAAGGATCACCCCGAGTTGAATCTGTGTCCAGAGCCACTTCCCGAATTGTGCTTGCGTGTAGGGCAGGATTTCGTCCAGGGCAACATCAAGCACGAATCCTGCCTTAGTGGCTTGCTTTTCGAGTTCCCTGCGCCACCACTTACGCTCATCGTTGTAGAGTTGCGCTACACGCTTTTGGTACTGCTTCATGTCGATCATAGGGTCCACAATGTGCTTTCGTTGACTTCGAAGAATCCAAGTGCGCCCTTGAATGGGATAGGACGCCCAAACTCCATGGGATCGTCTAGTACGAATCCATGCTTGCCTTGAAAGAATGCGCTCGGGTGCTTTGTCACACAATCGGTGATGACCACTGATCCTACAAGGCACCCTCCGGCGGCTTTCATCACGTCCAGGTCAACATCTGGAAGCTTGATTCCGTCATCTGCGGCCATGTCGTAAATGTCATCCAGATCGCAGTTGATCTCGTCTTTCTTCCAGAACTTGCTGGCATGGAGAAAGACGCGACCGCGGACGTTGGTATACCAATCCCGGTTCTCAATTGGCTTACCGTGGAGGATGGCCCACCACCACGGGGCGCGCACACTTAGAGCTTTCATGACAGTCTCTCAACCTTCCCTTTCTCCACCAGGTAGAACCCGACTCCCTCTTGCTTCGGAGCCTCACGCCGCTTGTCAGCGACAAAGATGAAAGCCTTCTCCAACAGTCCGGTATCGAGTAGATGCTTGACCCCGGCGAAGAGCTTGCCGCGGTGAGCATCGATCAGAATATCGGCCTTGTCAATGAGGACCATCTTGATCTTGGAATAGACGGCGATAGCACACTGGAGAGCCACCAGGAACCGGAACAACTCGGACCCGCTCAGCTCCTTGACAGGCAGCGTCTTCGGTGTAGTCTCCGGCGTCACCACGTCGAAACTGTAGGGCTCAAAGGAGAGCGTTGCTGAGTATCCCCACCAATTCAGGACACGATTCACAGACTCATTGAACCCGCCGATGTGCTTCTGTAGAAGAGTGGCCTTGATGCCTTTGGGGCCAAAGTGCTCGCACAGTGTTTCCAGTTCGTCCACATCGTTCTTTTTGTCCTGCCATTGCTTTGTAGCCGTCTCGATCTGCTTCAGCGTTGACTCGTACTGGACTGCCGGCGCCAGCCGCGCTTCCCACTCGCTAATTTCGGTATTGACGGCATCGATTGCTGTCGTATCGACCGGCTCGGACTCGGAAGCCTTGGCGGTTTCCAAAGCGGCCTTGGCATCTCCGCTTTGCTTTTCCAGTGTGGCGATGCGTTCGGTGGTTTCGGTGACCTTCTTGACCTGCTCCAGCTTCGCCGCGACAGCCTTCTCCTGCTTCTGTATGGCATCCTCGGCCGCCTTGATGTCGCCAAGCGCTTTCTGCTGCTGGATGAGTTGCGCGCGGCTCTCAGTAAGTTCCAGTTCGTGCCCTTTGTGCTCGGCAATCTTAGCGGCGATGAACTCGGGCTTGATGACTTGCTTGCATGTCGGGCAGAGGCAATCGTCCCGAAGACCTTCGTAAATCTCCTGGGCATCCTTCATATCCTGAATCTCGCCGGCAAAGGCATCGATGGCCGTCTGGAGGGTGGCGAAGGCTGAGCGCTGGCCGGCAATCTGCTTGAGACTGGCAAGCGCCGCGCCATCCACCATCTCGGCCTCAATCTCGCCACGCTTGGCAATGGCCGCCGTGCGCTCGGAGAATGCCGCAGTGAGCTTTTCCGCTACCTGCTCCAGCTCCCGTTCAAGCCGTCCAGTTTGCGCTGTGCCGGAGCGCTTGACCTTCTTCGATTCCTGCGAAGCTTTCTCGCGCAAGGCCAGTAGCTTCTGCTGTACCAACTCAGCAGGATACTGAGGCTGTACCGGCTTCTGCGGGATGTAGATGGCCCCCAGCGCCGCTTTGGCTTGCGTCCTGGCGTTGTAGACGCCGCTGCTCTTGTCACCGAACACCTTGTCAATGACGGCAACAGGACTCGCATTCCAGTCGATGACCTTGCCGAGGTGCTTCTCGACCAATGCAACCATCTTCGCGTCGAAGTCGTGATGCGTGGGAAGTACCAGCGATGCGAGGATAGCGCGCTGATCCGTGCCGGGACGCGTGAAGTATTCCGAGTCCAGGACACAGGAGAACCGCTCTTCACTGCGCTGGAGGTACTGCTCGAATCCGGCTGCGATTTTCTGACCGTCGCCACCTTGGCCCGCAATCACAACGGAGTCGCGTCCCCTCTTGCCGGGTCCGTAGGTGGTCCTGATTTGGATGGCTCCCTGCGCCGTTTCCAGCCCAGCGGTGATGATGGCTTTGTCTTCCCCGAGACGGATCTTGTCACGGAAGCCGGAGCCCTTTCCGTCGATGCCGTCGCATATCTTGGCAAAGCTGAGTTGGATGGCCTGCGAGAGCTTCGTCTTGCCCTGTGCAAGATCGCCGCGGATAACGTTGAGTGGTTGGTCAAAGTTGATGGTTTGGTCCACGTATGGGCCGAAGTCCTCAAGATGGATGGTGCTGAGTTTCATTGTCGCTCACTTTCTGAAAGGTTGAATCGCGCGGTTGCCGGGCGTTACTCCGGCTGGTGTTTCGCTGTGTCCACCAAACAAGGCCGATGCACTCTAAGCCGGTAGCACATCGGGAAGCCAATTTGTCTTCCACCGTTGGACTAGACGGTCATTTTTCCGGTTTTGCGTGTCCCGCCTCTTTCGATGCTCCACGCCGAACCGCGCGAACTGTTAAAACTCCATCGGTTCATCACCGGAAGCGTCCCAAGGTTTCTTTTCTTCCACTCCGTCATCGACTTCCGCTTCTTTGGTAATCCCGTACTCTACGGCTGTCTTGACGGTTACTAGGTCTTTGATCCTGTTGTGGATGATCTCGCGCTTGTTCGCTTTGAGATAGCTCTTGAGTTGCGACCAACCGATGCGGAGGTTGCAGAACCACGGCTGGCTTCCCTTGCGCGGGATGAGGTCTTTCGGATTTGCGTTGGCCCAGTCCATCAAGGCGTCAAGTATGGGCATTGAGAATCCACCCTTGCCGTCCTGAACGAACAGCGGGGCGATGGTTTCAGTGGATTCCTTCGGTCCGTACTTGTAGACCTTTCCGTTGGCATCCTGGGAGTAGATGTCTTCCCCTGTTGCGTCCACCATCTCCTTCAGAATCCTATCGGCCGATGCGATGGTCTGCTGTGCTGCCAGCTTCACACTTAGCCAGTCATCTGGCTTGCGGTTGAGGTATGGATTCAGCGGCATCGTTGGGCACTTGTAGGTCAGTGGGTCCAACATGCAAGGGCAGCAGGTGCATTGCTTGCCGCCGTGGGTCCTGAGCGGTTCGAGATTGGCCACTTTCTCGTGGATGGCAACCTGGCGCGCACGAACCCGGCGAACCTCGTCCATCAGTGCCGGCACATCGGAGCGGAAGTACTTCTGAGTCTTGGTGCAATTCTGATAGCGGAGGAAGTTCAAACTGAAGTCAACCTCATTCACTTCAGGCAGGTGCATCAGGAACGCGAGAGAGTAATCCTTTCCTTGGAAAGTGTCGGCAGGGAACGGACGAGGATGCGTCTTGCTGTCTTTGATAGCCCCACTCTTGCCGCCGGGAAAGAGGTAAATCTCGTCAATGATTCCGCAGTGCTCGGGCTCTTCTCCGCTTCCCTCAATGCCCCAGATAGGATTGATCTCGACTCGTTTCCCGTCGTGGTCATAACTCCATGTGGGGCGAAAGTTTATGTCTAGTCCCCAGTGGACCTCAGCACCAGCGAAGTTCTGCCAGTCAATCGTCCAGCTCTGACCGTTGTTTTCAACGATGGATGCAACTTCATCCGTAGCCGATGATGTGAGACTTTCCAAGTAGGAGAAGTCAGCAGGAATACGCTTCTTCGAGCAGTATTCAGCATATGCGGCCCGGATGGCGTGAACGTCCGTACCGCGGTCCCCTGGCTCAGTATCAGGGAACCGCACGCCGTCAATGTGTACGAGCCGATAACCCGACTCGCACCCCATCGACTCATAAATGCTTTGACGCAGGGCAGGGACGTTCATGCTATCCCTCCACTGTGACGTTGGCCGCTTGCAAACCGTTCGGACCTTGCTCGACTTCAAACGAGACCTTCTGGCCTTCCTTGAGTGTCCTGTATCCCTTCATCTGGATAGCGGTGTGGTGAACGAAAAGATCCTTCTCTCCGTCCTCGCGGGATATAAATCCGTATCCCTTTTGTGCTGAGAACCAGCAAACCGTTCCTTGCATGACGTTCCTTTCTGTGTCCTGAAGTTATGGTGCGCGGGCCGGGAGCGTACACCCTTGCGGATATGGAGCCCAGTATGCACCCGCGCACCTTCCGGCCAGCTTACCCATTGGGGATGGCCGAAACTTGATTACCAGTTTTCGAATGACGGAGCGGCCGGTGCGCTCTTCTTCGTCTCGACTGTCTTCTCATGCTCAGCAGGACCCGACTGCTTTGCGTCCTGATGTGGCTCCGGTTCGGCCGACTCGCGGTGAGCGGTCTTCTGCTCCGGCTTGGGATCTTCCTTCTTCGGAGGATCTTCACGCTTGCTGCCGTCGTTGCGCTTCTTGGCAACTTCACCCTCAAGCCACTCGATCAGTTCCTTGGGGCGGCCGGCATACTTCGCCTTCTTCGTCCTGGCCTGTGCGGGGGTGTATTCGAGTTCCTTCACCAGCACTTCGATGCGCTCTGCCGATCCGTCGTCTTTGCCTTCACCCTTACTGGCCGCTATCTCTGCCCAAGTGGTGTACTTCTCGCTGATTCCACCGTACAGGCTTCGCAGTTCATCAAGCTCCGCAGGACTCAAAGCGTTTGTGTGTCCGATGTAGTCGTTCAGTTGAACTGCTGATACTCCAATAGAAGCGAAGGCATCGAAGATTTGAGTCTTGGCCGCGCCGGGGTTCTCTGCGTCTTTGGCCGCCGCCGTCTCACGAATCTTCGCCTTGCACTCTTCCACCAGCCAGCCGTCAATGCACTGCATGATGACGTTGCGCCTGGCTTTGGAGTTGAGAGCGTTGCGCTTCACCTGAAGATCATCGTCAGTTGGAACGATAGTGAATGTGGTCTTGCCCTGGCTGTTCTCGCGACGCCCCAGCACCACGTCAGAGTCTTTCGCGTAACTCCGTTCGATGCGCTTCGGGACAATAACGATCTCGCTGCCGCCGTCGTTGTTCTGGTAGTCAGTCGCTTCTACCTGATAAATCTGCTGCGTCTCATCCTCGCCGAGGGGAGTAACTTCCACGAAAATGTGACCGTAGCAGCGCTTGGCCATCTCGGCAAACCTGATCGTCACGCCCTCGATCTTGTTGCCGCCGCGCGGGACTCGATAGATTGCCACGCTCGATCCGTTCTTGCTCATATCGGGAGCGCAGAAAGACGGCCGGCTGCATTCACGCAGCATCTTCTGGCGAACCACTTCCAGGTCACGCGGTTGACGCAGCGCCATGATGTAGCGGGATTCGATCTTGGCCTTTTCCCGCTGCTGCACCATAGAGATGCTTTGCTCTTGATACTCAGCCAGTTTGTCAGTGTCCTGAACTTGCAGTGCATTCTGATTGTCCACTACTTGCCTTCTTTCTCAAACGGATATGGGACGATTTTGCGAATGCTCGTGGCCGTCGCCTTCTGGTAGGCTTCATAAGCCGGGGCCTTCGCCTTCTGGTAGGCTTCATAAGCCGGGGCCGTCGCCTTCTGGTAGGCTTCATAAGCCGGGGCCTTCGCCTTCTGGTAGGCTTCATAAGCCGGGGCCGTCCATTGATACCCGCAAGCGTTCAGTA